CGCGCGGCGCAAGGAGTCGGACCTCGCGTGGGAGCAGATCACGCTCAACGGGAACATGGGCGACGGCGTCGCGCTGTTCCACGCGACCCACGGCAACCTGGCCGGCGCGGGTGCCGTCATCAGCGTCACCACGATCGGCGCGGGCCGCGCGGGGCTGCGTCTCCAGAAGGGTCTCGACGGCACGACCCTCCTGAACCTGGCGCCCAAGTACCTCGTCGTGCCGGCCACGCAGGAGACGGTCGCGGACCAGTTCGTCAGCACGCTGCTGACGGCCGCGCTCGCCTCGAGCGTGAACCCGTTCGCCGGCCGGCTCGAGGTCATCTCGGAGCCGCGCCTCGACGCGAACAGCACGATCGCCTGGTACCTGGCCGCGGACCCGTCGCAGGTCGACATCCTGCTGGAGGGCGTGCTCGAGGGCCAGGACGGTCCGGTCATCGAGACCCGCGTCGGGTTCGACGTCGACGGCATCGAGATCAAGGCGCGGCTGGACAAGGCCTTCAAGGTCGCCGACTGGCGCGGCCTCTGGAAGAACCCCGGCGCGTAACGCCCTGATCGGCACTCGGAGGAAGCAGGCATGAAGAGCGGGATCGAACCCGGCAACAGCGTAACGTTCACAGCGCCCGGCGGCGGGGTGGTGAGCGGCACCGGCGTGCTGATCGGCTCGCTCTTCGTAGTCCCGGCCGTCACCGCCGCGGCGGGCGCCAAGTTCGCCGGCGTCTGCCGCGGTGTCGTGGAGCACGCGAAGGTGTCGGCGCAGGCCTGGACCGAGGGCCAGCGGCTGTACTGGAACGCCGGCCTGTCGCAGGTGACGAGCGATTCGACGGCCGGCTCGTTCATCGGCGTGGCCGTCGAGGTCGCGGCCAATCCGTCCGCGAAGGGGAAGGTCCTTCTCGCGGGCGGCGCCTCGCCCGAGTTCGCCGAGGGGCAGCAGGCGACGGTGGTCAGCCTCACCGACGCGTTCGGCACCGGCGACGACACGATCGCGGACGTCGGCGGCGCCTTCAACCAGGCGACCCTCAACAACAACTTCCGCGACCTCGCCGACAAGGTGAACACCATCCTCACCCGTCTGCGCGACGCGGGAATCATCGCGCCGTAAGGAGAGCCCATGAAGACCTACGATTCGCCCGGAGAGATCCTCACATTCACCGCGCCGGGCGGCGGTGTCGTCGCCGGCACGGGCGTCAAGATCGGCGACATCCTCGTGATCCCGCTGGTCACCGCCGCCGCCGGCGCGAAGTTCACCGGCGTCCGCCTCGGCGTCGTGGACCACGCGAAGCTCTCGGCGCAGGCCTGGACCGAGGGCCAGCAGGTGAACTGGGACGACACCAACAAGCGGTTCACCACCGTGACCACCGGCAACTTCAGGGCCGGCGTCGCCGCGGCCGTGGCGGCGAACCCGTCCGCCACCGGCAAGGTCGTCCTCGCCGGCGTCAACCTCGGAACGGCGCTGGCGTAACGCGCTGCGTTGAGGGGGCCTGGTGGATCTCGGCGAGGTAATTCGGGACGCGGTCGCGGTCGTGAACGAGTTCACGACCCCCGTCCAGGAGCCGGTCCAGCACTTTCCCTGGATCGGCCTGGACGCCCGCGAGCAGCCCGTCTACGCCGCCGTGGGCGTGCCGCTGTCGGCGATCGTGACGCGCGTGCCGGGCGTGATCAACGAACAGTCCGGCGACGTCATCGAGTACAGCCATCACCTCGCGTTCCTCGGCCCTATCGCGCCATGGGGAAGCGGCGGCGGCCGCAAGGAGCCGATCGACGTGCGTGATCGGTTCGTCCTCGGTGACGGCACCACGAGCCCGACCGTCAAGGCGAGCCCGGCGCTCCGCGACGGATCGACGGGGACCGGCTTCGCCTTCGAAGTCTGGCTGGGAGTGAAGCGGTGATCGCCATCAAGCCTGCCATCAAGCAGCTACTCGTCGAAGACGAGGCGGTGGCGGCGCTCGTCGAGGGCCGCGTGCACTTCGACGTGATCCCCACGCGCGACTCGCTGCCCGGTCCGACGCTCGTGCTCACGACCTGGCCGATCCAGGTCCTGCAGGGGAGCGAGGGGCGCACCGGCCTGGAGGCGCACGCGGTCCAGGTCGACGCGTACGCGACGGACCCGCTCACGCCGGACGAGGTGATGGAGGTGGCGGCCGAGGCCTTGAGCCCAACGCCGCCGAAGCCGCACCGGCGCACCGTCGCCGGCGTGGAGATTCAGGCCGTGCGCGAGACGCCAGCAGGCGGCGCGCCGACCTACGAGGCCGACACAAGGCTGTATCGGCGCTCGCTGGACTTCAAGGTTCACGCCGCGAGGGCGGCGGCATAGGAGGACTCATGGCGCTCCAGGCAAGCATCAACGTCGGCCTCGACATTCGTCGCACGGCCACGCCCGACTTCGGCACGGATGCGTACGCGCATTCCGCCAGCTGGCTGAAGTCCCTGCTCGACGGGACCGGCTCGGGCCAGGCGAACAAGGTGTTCGTCGACAAGGTCCAGCTCGCGGGCGCCGGGACCATCACGTACGACCTCGACGCGGGCACGCTCGCCGACCCGTCCGGCGTCTCCGGCGGCGTCGTGGCCGGCTTCTCGCGCATCGTCGCGATCTGCATCCGCCGCACGGATGCGCCCGCTGCCGGCACGCAGGACGAGAACGTGAACCTGCTCGGGGACTTCGTGAAGTCGAAGCTCCTGGGGGGCTGGGTGGACGACGCCATCGTCATCCCGATCCGTCCCGGCGGGATCTTCCTGTTCGTCGCCCCGGACGCGACGGGCGTGGCGATCACCGCGGCCACCGGCGACGAGCTCACGCTCACGAACGCGTCCGCCGGCGACACCGTCAATCTCGAAGTCGTCATCATCGGCAGCTAGTCGCTGTCCTGAGCAGGAGGTAAAGAGTCATGGCCACTCCGGTCACTCTCGCGAAGCACACGCTCGGGACGAAGTTCTACGTCGCCGATCCCGCCGTCCCGGGCACGTTCATCCAGGCGAAGGAGTGCATCTCGCCGCCGCCGGTGGGATCCACCAACCCACTGTCGAAGGTGACGTACTCCGACGCCGGCGCCGAGGTGTACATCGGCGGCCGTCCCGACGGCGATAACCCGACGGTGAAGTTCAACTACATCGAGCAGGACCCGGGGCAGAAGGCGATCCGCGACTACACCGACGCGCGGACGAACTTCGACGTGCGCGTGTACGTCCCGAGCGACCCGCCGAAGTATCTCGGTTTCACCGTCACGCCGCAGCGCGCGGCCATGGACCCGTCGAACATCGACGGCCAGCAGGTCCTCGAGTTCATGTACAAGGTCAGCGGCCCGATCGACCGGAACGCGAGCCTGTAGTCCATGCCCGAGATCACCATCCTGATCGACGGGAACCCTTTCCACCTCGACGACGAGGGCATGGCCGCGCTGCGAGGCCTTCGCCAGCCGCGAGACTTTCACGGCGCTGAGGTCGCGGATGCCTTCGGAGTCGTGCCCATCACCCTCAACGGCAAGACCTGGAAGATGCGCGTCGGGAACAAGGAGTGGTGGGCTGCGGAGGAACAGTTCAAGCCCGTCAAGGGCGTGCCCGCCATCATGGACCACATCAACAGGAGCGAGAAGGCGCTGGCGCAGTTCTACAAGATCGCGCTCTCGCGCCACCACGCGGAGCTCACGCTGCAAGAGGTCGGCGACCTGATGGACTTCAAGCCGGAGGAGGGCCAGCCGTCGCTCCGGGATGGCCTCGAGCGCTGCCTCCAGTTCTCGCGGCCCAAGGTCTTCGCCGACGACGAGCCCGACCCAAAAGCGCAAGCCGCTCTCATGGCCGCGTTTCTGGCCAAGGCGGCGACGACCCCGAAGGAATCTGCGGCCACTACCTGAGATCCGCCCTCCGCGCGGGCATGACGCTCGCGGAGTTCTGGGACGCCACGATCACGGAGACGCTCATGTTCATCCAGGCGTTCAAGTGGCGCATGGACGAAAAGAGCCGCTCGGATCTCTGGCACGCATGGCACGTGGCCGCCCTCGCCGGAGCCAACTTCAGCAAGAGCGGAATGCCGCAGTTGGCGACGGTGCTTCCGCCGCGGCGCACGCTGCACACGGTTCCATTGACCCACGCTGAGGAAGCCGCCATGTGGGAGCGGTGGGCCGCGCAGTATCCGGAGCCGGAGCGCGCCTCGTGATCACCGTTACCGCGAAGGTGTCTGGCAACACCGCCACCGCCGCGCTGGACTCCCTGCTGAGGGCCTTTGAGGACCAGCAGGCGTTGACGCGCGACGTGATCCAGGCGGCGGAACCGATTGCCGAAGCCGCGCGCCAGAACATCCGGAAGAAGACCGGCCGCACGCATGACCAGATCACCGTGTGGGCGGACGAAGAGGCGGCGCCAGGCACCTTCAGGGTGTTCGTAGGTATCCCCGGGCCCGAGGTCCTGGGTTCGTCCAGTCGTGCCTGGATCGGCCGGATCCTCGAGGAGGGGCGCAAGCTCGAATTCGGTTCGTCTGTGCGGCGGGCCTTTCCGTGGTTTCGCCCCGCGATCGCCGCGCAGGGCGGTGAGAGGCTGATGCAGCGCTACGCGAGCATCGCGCGCGCCAGGATCGGTAGGTAGGCCGTGGGATCCTCGATTCCCATCGGCGGCTTCAAGCTCGAGATCGGCGGCGACATCAAGGGCCTCCAGAAGGCCGTCGCCGAGGGCAAGGTCTCGATCGAGGATCTGGGCAAGTTCCTCGAGTCGAAGATCGACAAGTCGTCCACGGCCGCGGAGCGCTCCGTCAACAGGCTGGTGAAGGAACTCACCGGCGTCCGCCCGTCGAACCAGCTGAACCAGCTGGCGGTGGCGTTGGAGAAGGTGGGCGGGACGAGCAAGCTCACCGAGGTCCAGATCGCCAACCTCGGAAAGCGGATCGAGGCGCTGAAGGCGCAGGGCGGGGCCGTGCCGGCATCCCTGCAGGGCCTCACGAAGAGCGTCGAAGGCCTGGGCGCGGCGACGGACAAGCTCAAGACCGCAGCCATCCAGGACGCGACGGGGCAGCTGGGCATGCTCGGCACCGTGATGCAGGCGCTGGGCCCGGCCGGCTTGGCGGCGGCCGTCGGCATCGGCGGGCTTGTCATCGCCGGCGCCGGCGCCATCGGCGTCGGCAAGGCGATGGGCGACCTGGTCGTCAACGCGGCCAACTGGGCGGACAAGATCACCGACACCGCCACCGCGACCGGCATGACGACCGAGGCCGTCCAGCGCCTCGAGCACGCCGCGATCGCGTCGGGCGTACCTCTCGAAAAGGTCACCGGCGCGGTGATCAAGATGCAGCGGGCGATGGAGGAGAGCCCGCAGAAGTTCGACCGGCTCGGCCTCTCGATGGCCGAACTCAAGGCGCTAGCGCCAGAGCAGCAGTTGGAAAAGGTCGCCGAGCGCCTGCAGATGATCCAGGACCCGGCCGAGCGAAACACACTGGCCGTCCAGTTGCTGGGCAAGTCGTGGGCGGAGCTCGCGCCGCTGATCGCCGGCGGCCTCGGCGCGATGCAGGACGCCAACGTGATGAGCGCGGAGCAGGTGGCGGAACTGGACGAGCTCCGCAACCAGCTGAACGTCGTCGGCGTCGAGTGGGACAAGCTCTGGGTTCAGATCGGCGGCGCGATCGCCACCGGGACCCACGCGGGCGACGCGATCAAGCTCATCGGCGACATGGTCCGCGACCTCGCGGATAGCCTGAAGTCGTTCCCGGACCTACCTGCCGGCCTCAAGATGCTGGCGGCGATGGACCCCACCGGCATCACCGGTGCGCTCCAGTACGGCGCCGAGGGGATCCAGGACTACAAGGAAGCCAAGGCCCGGCAGGACAACGAAGCGAAGCGCGCGGTAATCCAGTACCTCGGCCACGGCGATCTCAATGCCGGCTTCAAGCGGCTGCGCGACAACCAAATTCGCGAGCAGGAAGAGGAGGCCGCGCGGAAGATCAAGGCGGAAGCCGACGAGCGCGCGGCCGCAGAGGAGAAGTTGCGCCGCGCCGTGGAGCGCGCAACACGTGAGCGCGAGGCCGCGGAAAAGAAGGCCTTCGAGCAGCGCGAGCGCGCGTACAACATGGGGCCGATCAACCCCAACAACCCCTACGCGTCCTCGGTCGAGCTACAGGGACAGTTCTTCGCTGGCGAGATCAACGCGGCGGCGATGGCGCGGCACCAGGCCCAGCAGTCCGCGCTTCTCGAGGACGGGCCGGCCGGCGACAAGGCCCGGCTCGAGCTCGGCATCAGGGCGATCGGCGCGCTGGAGACGAAGGCGGACAAGGCAGCCGAGGCACTCGGAGTCCTGAGCGACCGGGCGCGCCTCGCTGCGAACGCCGGGTATTCGCGCACGGGCAGCATGATCAGCGGCCGCGCGCGGATTCTCGGCGAGACGTACGACGAGGAAGGGAACGTTATCGATATGGATCCCAGCCGCCAGCTGATCGGCGGCCCCAGCATCGGCGGCGCGGCGATGGCGGGCGTGTGGGACGCATTCGATGCGATTGGGTCCAAGCTCCCCGAGGCCGCGCGGTTCGCTTCGCAGGCGCTCCAGATGTTCGGCATCAAGGCGGATTCGACCGCCGGCATCCTTTCCAGCGTCGGGACGTCGCTGGCCAGCGGCGACTTCCTGGGCGCGGCGGCGGGGATGTTCGACATCGGCTCGCGCGGCGGCACGGTGGGCGATATCGCCAGCGTCTTCAGCCTGCCGGCGCTCGCCGGGAACCTGTTTGGAGGAAAGACCGGCAAGGGTTCGAACACCGGCTTCGAGAACACGGACGTGCTGCTGGATCGGCTCAACGACGGCATGCAGCGGAATTCGATGTCGGCGGACGAGATGGCCACCTCGTTCGACGCCGCATTCAACGAACTGATTCCGAACGCGATCAACACCACGACGGGTCTGCTCACGGACAACGCGCAGGCCCTCATCGAGGTCGCGCGCAGCAGCGGCATCGCATCCGAGGCCATCAAGACCCTGATGGCCGAGCAGACCAAGGCCGCGGCGGGGAACCTCGCTGGCGGCTTGGCCGGGCTGACCGCCGCCCGCGAAAAGGGCCAGGGCGGCCTGGTCAGCCAGGGCGCGGCGACCGGCATCGGTGCGGCGATCGGTCAGAACTTCCTCGACCTGCAGAAGACGATGTCGCAGCGCGAGGCGCTCGAGGCCCTGGCGCCCGCGATCCGATCCTTCCGCGAGGAATTGACCGCCGCCGGGCTAGAGGGCGGCGCCGCCTTCGACGCGATCGAGCACAAGCTCACGATCATCAGCGGCGCCATCACGGGGCCACTGGTCGAGAGCACGTCCGGCTTCGTCGGCGTCCTGGCCAACCTCAACAACACGGGCGGCCTGACGGCGGAGATCTTCGCCGGCATCACCGCCCAGGTCGGCGCGAACATC